GTTGAGTTGTTGTTAATCGCAGTAACAATCTCGTCTAGTGTTACCGGATTACCAGCACCTGCGGCACCAGTTACTGTGATTGACTGACCGTTTACTTCAAAGTTGATGGCTGTGTTTGAACCACCTGTTGCTACACCCGAGTGTAATGAAGTTACGTTACCAGTTGCTACTGTTGATACACCACCATCTCTCACACGTAATTGATACATTACTTCTGGAGTGGCCGCCGCGCCACTGTATGCTTCAATTGACTGCTTGTTGTAAGCGGCTGATGTCAACGTTGAACTTGTTGATGTGAAGTTTGCTTTTAACTCCGATGAAATGTTACCATCGTCAAAGTCATCAAATCTCACATATACATCTGTTTCAGCTAAAGTTGAACCTTCTGTGGCTGTCGCCGCATCATCTCTTGAATAGACGTTTGCACTGACAGATCCCCATGCTGATGTTGATGTGCTGTATTTTTTGACAATAACGTTTGCGCCTTGTCCGCCTGGTGTTGATTTTAACCAAACGTCTTTGTAACTGCCTGAGACAGCCACAGTTGGTGCAGTACCGTTACCAGATTGAATGTAAACATTGGCACTCGTAGCCGTTTTCCATGATGGTGCTCCAACAACTTCCCATGTACCTGAAACTTTTTGGTAAAGTTTCGCTGGTGAAGTTGATGCTACTAATACGTAATCTAAATCTTTTCCGTATGTTGTAACTGGGTCACCATTTGAAGCAACGTTTCCGCCTGCCGCACCTGGTGTGTCTGATAATACTGTTGGTGTCATTTTTTCCCAAGCACCTGCTGTGGTGTTGGCTGTGAAAAGACCCCAATCTGTGTTTGCTAGATCCAACCAATATGTACCGTTGGCTGGGTTTAACTGAGGTACTGTCGACTGAGCTTCTAGTTGATCTAGATCTACATTTGATCTTACAACGTAAGCTCTGTTGGCAATACCCAAGTATGAATATGCTGATAGTAAACCATATTCATTTCTCTCATCTGCGTGGATTTGTGTTCCTTGCAGTGATTTAAATGATGGTTCACCAAAGGTTGTAATCAGTTCTCTTTGTGACGTTATTAAGAACGGTTTACCTGCATTGGCTGAAGTTGTACCTATCGCTGTGTTTCCTGTGCTAGGATCTGTTTTATCCTGTGCAGTTGAAATCAAGATAAGAGGTACTGTACCTTGGCCCGCCGGTGCGTACATCGATTCGTCAATAACGCTAACTGATACACCTGGACTTACTAGTGTTGGCATAGTTTTTATCTCCCTACTCTATATACAATATGTAAATAGTATTAATATCCTTTTTAATAATGATATTTAGTTAATTTCCTATAAAATGTACCAATCTCTACCACCTTTAAAGGTATTAAATACAAGTATGGCCGATAAAAAGCATATAAGACCCCTATGTTCTTCATGTAAGACGAAACCGCGTGCCTTTAACTATAGGCGTAAAGGGAAAGTCTACTATAGAACTAAATGCGACCAGTGTATCAAGGAAGATAAAGGCTTGAACACAGGTAAGAAGCAAACATGGGAAAAGACTGCATACAGAAAAAAATCAATATGTGAAAAGTGTGGGTTTAAATCCAAGCACCCTGCACAGATGGATGTTTATCATGTGGATGGTAATTTAAAAAACTGTGAATGGAGTAATCTAAAGACTATATGTGCTAATTGCAGTCGTATCAAAAGTATGGAAGAAGTGGGGTGGAAACAAGGTGATTTGATGCCTGATGCTTAAGACTTTATGTCTTTGATAACTTCTTGTACCTTAGAATCAAGATCTGTTAAAGTACCATTATTTTCAATAGTGTAATCAACATTCATGTTTACCCAGTCCCATTCTGACTGATGTACTCCCATCTCTTCTAAAGACATCTTTGAAAATTCGTCTCCGGCCGCGGCTTCTTTTGCCATGTTGATCCAATGCGGATCAGGACCACGTTTTACCCGCACAATGAAACCACCCATTGTTTTAATGAGGCCTACTTCATTCTTAAATCTGCAATCAGTTATAACAGTGGCAGGTCTGCCTTTTGACGTGTATCTGCTTTCCAGGCTGTGTAGCCAGATACTAGGATGAAAGTTCTCTCTAAATATTTCTGTTCCAATCACTTGTAACGCATATCTAGGCGAAAATCTTCTGTTTCCTAATTTCTGACTCCACCACTGATCAGGTGCTTCACGAAACGCTCTGCTGTGATCAGTGTCACCTTCAAGCATATTTCTAGGCCATCCAAATATATCAGAAACAGCATCTTTTAAAGGTGCCGCAAAAGAGTCTGTAGCAAAGCCGTTCTTAGCAAACTGCTCCGCCACGCTGTTTTTTCCAGATCCAATAAATCCTAAAAGGCCTATCAACATACTCTTATAGTAAGTTATAAATTGATTTTTGTCAACTACTTTTTTTAAAAAATATTATCCAATGACAAATGTTAATGGATCTTCACCTGTGCCGTAAGTTTCAATTTCTCTTTCGAGCTTTTCTATAGCGGCCATGGCCTCTGATTTGAGAGTATCTCCATTTAACTGAACATTTCCTTGGGCACCTGGTAAACTAGAATACTTGGATCTTGCTTCACCTAACATCATTTTACACTGTGCGAGTGCATAATCTCTTATCCAAGGTCTGCTGTATCTTTGTGTGATAAGCGTGTCTGCAGGTTTCTCCATGTGTACTTGTAGTAATACATTCTCTTCGGCTCTCGGTCTACGCATCAATATTAATTTGTTCTTTTCAGGTATGTATTTAAAGTTCAGATAACCCCCAAACAATCTTCTCACAGTTTCTTGATACTGAGCAAATGCGTCCCAAGTCATCAATCCACCGATTCTACCACCCTGTAAAAAGTAAAGGTTAGTGTAAGCAAGTTCAAAAGGATCAAGGTCTATGCTGTTGTTTGATCCAGCAACCGATCTTCTGAATATCTGCTGTACTTCTATCACTTCTTCTGGCAGTGTGTACTCGCCTGTGTCCTTGAGTATCTTTAAAAAGATGTAAGATTCTTCAGTACTGTTTGAGCTTTTTTGTCTGTATTTGTCTACCGCTAGATCAATACCTTGTTCGTAGTGTTTTGGATCCAGCTCGACATCCACCATACCATCACCTAGGATGTTACGTATATCGTCAATAAGCTCTTGTCGTTTTGTCTGCTGTTTTGCCATTGTATTACTATTTAGTAGATTAATTAAATTCAATAAATAGTTTAAAGGAACAGAAATGCCTAGACTCAGTTTATGGAAACCAAATAGAGGTAATGACTACAAATTTGCCGATCGTACAATAAAAGAACACTTTCTAGCGGGTGGTACGGGCGTGTTTGTACACAAATACCTAGGACCTCATACTAATACAAACAGTGTTAGTAGTGACCAACCTACGAATTCTGTCACAAGTAACTTGAACGTGCAAGATATGTTATTTGGAGAAAACAGAGATAGAAAATATGATTCAGATGTATTTGATTTACGTGGTGTTTACAGCGTTGCTGATCAAGACTTTGATCTAACACAGTTCGGTCTTTTCCAGACTGCTGACACTATCTTCATAACTTTCCACTTAGGCGACATGATGGACAGACTTGGAAGAAAGATTATACCAGGCGATGTTTTTGAACTTCCACATCAAGCAGATGACACTAGACTAGAATCGGCAAGTATCACTTTACAGGCAAAGCCTAGTAAAAAATTTAGAAAAGGTGAAACCATAACAGGTGGCACATCAGGCCAGACAGCAACAGTTGTTAGTTATAATCATGAAGCAAAGACTATAAGAATTTCTCCAATCGACGGAGACTTTACAGCAACAGAAACTATCACAGGAGATAAGAGTACTGCCAGTGCTGTCGTGACAAGTTTCACACCAAAAGAGAATTTAAAGATCAACAAGTTTTATGTAGTTGAAGATGCCGCCAGAGGTCAAGAAGGTTATGATCCAGGTTGGTGGCCACATATCTGGAGATGTAAAGCAGTGGCTATGCAAGACACACAAGAATTCAGAGACATACTTGGAAGTGGTGAAGAGGCAGACGATCTTAAGAATATCATTTCAACTTACCAATCAGAAATTGATATCAATGATGCTGTCATCAATGAGGCAAAAAGAAACGTTCCGACAAAAGGTATGGAGGTTGGACATCTATACACTAATGTTGTTGACCAACACAAAGTCGATGCTAAATCGCAAGATGGTAAACCTGGTAAAGGTTTAACAATAGCACATACCGGTAACAGTTTTCCTAATTCTATCACAGAAGGTCAGTATGTATTGAGAACTGACTACTCTCCTAGTAGATTGTTTAGAAAAGAAGGAAACAGATATATCAAAGTTTCAGATGACTTCAGAGGCACGTATGTAAGTTCGAATAAAGGACTTGACAGTTTTATCAACAACACGAACAGTTCTTCTGTAACTGGTGACAACAAAGAAAGACAATATTTGAGTAAGGTTGTTAAACCTAAGGTAGACTAATATGCAATACTGGTACGATCAACAGATAAGAAGATACATATTACAATTCATAAGATTGTTTGATGATTTCTCTATTCGGACAGGAAAGAAAAATAACAGCGACAGCGAAAGTTACGTAAGGGTTCCTGTTAGATATGCTGATATGAGTAGAATGGTTGCACACATTTTAAGACACAGTTCAGAAAATGTAATGAACTCTGCACCTTTCATGAGTGCGTATATTACAAACTTACAGATTGCAAGAGATAGATTACAAGAACCAAGATTGATTGACAAGGTACAAGTTAACGAAAGAAAGTTTGATAACACCTCAAAGGAATATTCAGCTGAAATTGGAAACACATATACCGTGGAACGTCATATGCCTGTGCCATACAACTTGAACATGGCTGTAGATATATGGTGTTCTAACACAGATCAAAAATTACAACTGATGGAACAAATATTGGTTCTGTTTAATCCTGCTGTAGAGATACAAGCAAATGATAATCCATTAGATTGGACTAACATAACAAACGTTGAGCTTATAGATATCAACTGGAGTTCTAGAGCAGTTCCGCAAGGTGTAGACACACAACTTGATATTGGCACACTGACTTTTAGTTTGCCTATTTGGTTGAACCCACCTGCAAAAGTCAGAAAGCAATCTATCATCAAACAGATTGTTACTAGAATCAACAACACAGATTCAATTGATGATTTAGATTACGATCCAAGATTTATGGATTTCTTTGAAAACTTTCCAGGACAGATATCAACACAGATTATCACTCCTGAGAACGCACAGATAAGTGTTGTTGGAAATCAAATTGCGTTACTAGGTGCTTACGGAGCCAACGAAAACGAAAACTGGAAAGAGTTTTTAGAACAGTATGGTGAATTGCAAGACGGTATCAGTAAACTAATATTAAGACAATCTGACGATCCAGAAGATGCATCAAATGATGTGTTTGGTACTCTAGCATTCCATCCAACTGATAAAAATAAATTAATTTTCACACTAGACGCAGACTCACTGCCAACTAACACATTATCGGCTGTGACAAAAATTATCGATCCAGAACAAGTGTATCCGGGTAAAGGATTACCGGCGGCGGCCACAGGACAAAGATATTTGATTGTTAATCCCACAACAACAGGCGGTCCTGGATTTGCTTCATACTTTAAAATAAAAGCAAACGCAAATGATATAATAGAATGGAACGGATCAGCCTGGACTGTGTCTTTTGACAGTGAAAACCAATCAACAACACAATACGTGACCAATACGACAACTGGAATACAGTACCGTTGGACTGGATCACAATGGATTGACAGTTATCAGGGACAATACAAAAACGGATTCTGGAAATTAGAACTTGCATCTTCTTAAAAATCGTAGTAAAATAGAAGTATGTATAAGGCAGTAGGATCAACATTCTTAGCACAGAACACAGGAAGAATACTCTTGAACCTGAGGAGTGGTAGAGTAAAATATCCTCACACATGGAGTTTCTGGGGTGGCAAGTTAGAAAAGAATGAAGACCCGTTAGATGCCTTACGTAGAGAATTAAAAGAAGAAATGGGATTCGTACCACCCATGTCAGGATTGAATCCATTAGATACTTACATATCAAAAGACAAAAGTTTTACGTATTACACTTACGTGATAGTAACTCCAAAAGAATTTGTGCCCACGTTGAACCATGAGAGTTCAGGATACGCATGGGTTGACATAGCCAAGTATCCAAAGCCATTACATGATGGTGCAAAGATAACTTTACATAACAGGAAAAATATCAATAAATTAAAGAAGTTATATCAGTCATTTTCTAACAGTAAATAGTTAGCATGAGCAAGGTTTACCACATCAATCAAGTCAGAATGATCAAAGACTTGAGAGAATTTGAAAAGAACAAAACTGTTAGTAATTTTATTATAGAATACCTAAACAAAAATAATATTACTAAAAAGAAGTTCTACTCTTTCTGTGACGGAATGAGTCGTGTGGAAATGAAAGAACTGTATGCTATATTAGTTGACGCATACTACAAGCATTCCAATAACAACACCGAAATTGATTTACAACTGAGATATGACATCGAAGATGCGTACTATGTCGTTGTCAATAATCTAATGACAAGGAACATCTCATTCGCTGTAAAGTCTGTCATGAAAAAGTACAGGAAAGATATAAATCCAGTGAGAGCGTTATACTTTGAAATATTGGAAATCAACATAAACTATAATTCAGGTGATCTAGAACACGAACAGATAAAAGAAAAGTTCAAGGACGAAATATGGTATCGTAGTTTGTTCAAAGCAGTTGAAACAGACATTGGGAACTTGTCAAACATCGAAGGAAAATTCAACAATCTAAGAAAAAGATACAAGTTTTTCACTATGCCTATCAGTTATTATCACACCCAAGAGATGCTGAAAGATATGAAAAAACAGTTAAATGTTTTTGATAAGTTTTACAAGAAAGTGAATAATATTAAATCTAAGTACGATTAAACTACACAATTGATCAGTCTAACTAGATTTTCTGTGTCGTCATCTTCAATACATCTTCCAATAACGTAAACACAATTTGTTACACCTGCGTGTGCTTGTCCAAC